GAAAATCCATATGACTCATTAACTGAATTCATTCTTGCAGATGCAAAACCTGGATCGGCAACAATATCATATGTAAATAACTTTTTTAACGTAACAGAACCATCAGACTCTGTTATACCTGCTGCCCTAGACGATACAAATATAGGACAACCATCATCAACCAAAGCCTTAGCTTCTTTACCCCAATAAGTACTTAATAATCTGATTTCTCCAGTAACATTATTAGACTCCGCAACATAATTAGCTTTTGTAATTATGTGAGAAGCTCTAGATAATGAAGTGTCAAAAACATCTGGATGATCAAATTCACCGTAAACGGCTCCTAATCCAGACATTCTCTCATTCATCTCCTGCAAAGCCGGAAGAAATTTATCAGCTGTGTAAATTCTTTCATTACGGTTTTTAACCCCAAATTCAGTGAAAATACCACCTAATATATAATCATTCTTAGCTGCAGATTCCTTAATCAAGGAATTAGTTGAGTTTTCTACAATTAAAACTGGTTTCATTTAATTAAATTTATTTTTTAGATAATCTAAGGGTATATATTGACCAGTAAACATGATTTTTACAATTAGTGGATTTTTTATAGTAATTATATGGCATAAAAAAAGAGGAGTAAAAACTCCTCTTTTTTAAATTATAAATATATTAACTCCAAATCCATTTTTTATTCCCACAAGACCAAACTCTCAAATATCCCATTTCCTCCATTATTTCATGTTCAAATTTATTAGGATCCGCTCCTTCTGAGACCAATTTATCTTTTCTGAAATTAAATCTATGATATCTAATCCCATTTATAGAATACCAATAACCGGGTTTACTTGTGTGTGAATATTTAAACCCAAGTTTCTCATATAAACCACCATCAGAAATCATATTATCAGAATATGTTTGAATTTCAATTGGGGATTTATGATTAATAAAATACTTTAATAATTTTGAAGCTCCTCCAACAACAGAATATCCAACTTTATTACAAAATCTAGTCAATTCCCAAACACCATCTTTTGACTTACCGCCAATTGGTAGTCTCAGTTTGGAAAAAGTCATTAAACTAACTAAAACATCATTAAAATAAAGACCTATTCTAATAGATGATTTACAATCTCCTTGTAAATGACTATTATTTAAAAATAACTTACTATCTAAATAACTTACTAACTTTATATCACATTTCCTAGCCCATATCTTTTTAGATTTTCCTAGTTTATTAAGTATAAATGATTGACATATATCTCTTTTTATATTCCACTCATCTTCCCATATTGTTATTAAGTTTATATTATTATCAATAGCCTTATTTAATTTATCTAAATGGTAATTTTTATTTTTAAATTTATCAGAATGCCAATAAACTCCATTAAATTCAAAACCTATATTTAATTCTGGTAGATAAATATCTATTTCATATGGATTTATTTTAGTTCTATCATTCTCTATAATATCACCTGAGTAATTTTCTTTAATAAAAGTTAATATTTCTTTTTCAGCAATTGATGATGTATCCGATATTGGGTAACAATTTGTACACAATTTTCTATTATTATTAGATCTCCAATAAAATTGATAAGTCAATATTTCAAACTCACTTTTACAGTCACTACAATTAAATAATAATTTTGTTTTATCACCTAATTTAAAATCTATAAATTCAGAACCATCTATAGTATTTTCAATTATTCTTTCTTTATATGACTTATAAAAAAAATCTATTGTTTTTTTATGAATAATTGGATTTGACCAGGGATGTTCAACTCCCCATTTTTCTAAAGATGTTTTTTTATATGACTCTTTATATTGCTCTATATTATCTTTAAAAGATTTAACTCTTCTCTCAATTATATCTTCTGATTTTGAAGGATTATCAACACCCCAATTAGATACTAATGTTTTTTTTGACTTTTCTTTAATAGAATCATTGGACATAGGTGAATTACCACCCCATTTATCTCTATTTGTTTTTATTATTTTATTTTTAATTAAATCAGATTCGGCCGGAGTTTTTGTACCCCATTTTCCCAATGACTTTTTCTCTTTCTCTTTCTTAATATTAGGATCAGATGATATACATTTATTTGAACAATATTTTAAATAACCAATTGTTGAGTTTTTAAACTTAACTTTATTATTACAATTCGGATTTTTACAAAGAGGGACATTATCAATTAAGTTTAATGATAAATAAACTTTTTCTTTAAAGGTTATATCAACAATATTATTTAAATCACAATACTTTAATATCCAATCATACTCTTCAGGATAATTGGATATAAGATATTTCTCTCTAAACATTTTACCAGAAGGATCTGGTAATTTAAATATATCTAAATTCATAATTACTATGTTTAACATATATATTAAATACTCCTAATTATGTTTAACAAAAAAAAGAGAAGTCATTTGATGACTTCTCTTTTTATTATATTTTATTATATTCTTATAAGAAACCTCCAGCAGCAATTGCCCCAGTTCTAAGAATTGTAACATTATTAACAATAACACCCATACCCTTAATTGGTTCAACATAAGTATCTAATACACCAATTTGATTATCTATAACCTCAGATGTGTTATTTTCTTCATCCATTTTATTAAAGTAGTTATATAAACCATTTTTACTAACATAAGTTTCACATATTAAGTCAGCTCTAAGTTTAATTTCAGCTCTAATATCTGGTGTGTTATAATTCCATTGGAAGTCTAATAACATTCTAGATAATTCTCTTTCCAATTCAATTAAAACCTCTCTAACATGTATATAAGAAAGAGCTGATTTGTAAAGAGTTTGAGCAGTATTCTCAGTTTCAATTACATTACCTCTATTTCTTTTAAATACTATTGGATTCATTTGAGCTCCGTTTAACCACTCGATATCAGTTGGGTTAAAATCCATTTCTAATCCAGCAATATTTGTAACTCTACCATTAGTAACACCAGCCGCGATTGTCCAAGGAGTAATACCACCCAATGATGAAATATGCTTTCTCATATATGTTGTAGCTACATGTGATGATGGTGGAACATCAATTGGTCTACCATTATCATTTACAGTTACATATGGTAAAAAGTATCCAACACAAGTAGTACCCGCACCATCACCAAAAGAGTAAAGATATGCTGGTCCACTTTCAGGATCTGCACCTTTTGCTATAAATTCAGTTTGTAAAACACCTTCTGAATTAACAAATGTTGGAGAAGATGAATTTTTGAATGATCTCATAGATGGTACATTAAGGAAACCAAAACAATCTAATCTCTCACCACAAATATCTACTAATTGTTGTTTAGATCTTTCTGTTAATCCCAAACCAAATGTATCAATTAAATATCTAAAATCAACAGCCTCTTTGTTAGTAACAGCCTTAAATAAAGGAGTTCCTTTTGCTACCAAGTTAAGAATTGAATTTTGTTTAGATTCACTACCATCTGGTAAAGAAGCCTCTCTAATTCTAAATCCTTTTAAAGATATAGCTTTATATGTTGTAGCGTAGTTCTCAACAGATTTATATCTAGTTGATTGATAATCACCATTATATCCAATTTTCTTGATAGGAGAATCACAAGTAATTTCTACTAATGTTGAGTCACCTAGCCATAATTTTTTACTTAAAATTCTAGTAAGTTTTCTAGGGTATTCACCAACTTTTAATGTAGATGAATCATAAGATGCTTCTAAGAAGTCACCAGTTTTAACCTCAGTATATCTTTCAGCTTTAACTAAAACTTTGTTAGGAACTTGAACGTATCCAGTAGGAATTTCAATTTCTAATGTTTGTTTGTAGTTAGTATCTTGTGATACAATGCCAATAGTATTTGAAGTCTTAACACCTTCTGAATAAGAACTTGAATCATGTTCCATTATTACTTCAGGTGACTCTAAAGACTCATCCATAAAAGAAACATTTAAAACATCACCTACTAAGAACATTTTTAAATAATGTACTTTATTATTATCTTTTATCATAGTGACATTGTTAACAACTTCATATTGAGTTTCTTCAACAACTCTATAAATATAATAAGTATCAGGTAATGCCTCACCTTCTGAATTAGTAAAATCAACAGATCCATTAACACCTAAATCCTCAGAATCTATAGTGAATGATCCAGAGTTTAATTCACTTCCAGATATAGTAATTTTATCAAAAATCTCAAAGTTCAAAGGCTCATCAGATTCAAACATAATATAATCATATCCAGCGAAATCGGAAGTCAATCCTGTATTTAGTCCAGTTATAGAAGATAAAGTTTCACCATCAAAGAAAGTAACTTTAATAGATTTACCATCAATTAATAATTGATTAGGTATTCTATTATTATAGAAATAATCTCCAGTATTAATATTACCATTGTAATATTTAGAGTAGAATTCTGAATATTTACCAACAACACCATTCTCACCATCATTAGCTTCATTTGTAGTAGAAATTCCACTATATCCTAATGTAAATTCATCATCCATTTTATAGATACATAAGAATCCATCAGAAATAACATCACTTAAAAGTGAAGAATCTAATCCTGTGTTTAATACGAAAGATTTATTTTTAGTAATATCAGAACTAACAATATCAGTAATTGTCATTCCAGACATACTATATTTTTTGTTCTCAGCAGATGCAGATAATACCATAGCCATCTTATTAAGATTAGAGCTATCTAACCAAGAAACTAGTTTAGAAAAAGCTTTAAATCTTCTATAAACACTATATTCTTTAACATTTATCGGAGAATTGGTATTTAAAAACTCAACTTTTAAAGATCCGTTACCAACATGTGTTATTCTATAATCAGTGCCATTGTCCAATGGAATATAATCACCCAAATCATTAACTGTGATATTATTGACAATTGGAGCATCATCTGTAGAGAATGTTCCACTTTGTAGTTTATATTCAATAGATGATAAAACAATATCACTACCTGAAACACTTGGATAAATAAAACTAGAACCAGTAGTAATACCAGTTTGACTATTCACAACTTTAATTTCACCAGATGATGTTAAAACAACTGCTGAAACATAAGTAGTTAGAGTAGCACTAGGTTTGAATGAACTAGAATTTATTTTTAATGTTTTTATAATATCATCAGTACCAGTATTAAGAGGTACATGTTCATCATTAACTACTAAATAAGAACCAGGACTGATTTTATAATCAAAAACTAATTCAGTATTTGTACTACTTGATGAGCTAGCCGATGGTGACATCACATTATAAACATATCCTTCAGAGAACCAAGAAGTTCTATTACCCGGATTATTAGAAACTCCTGATAATAAAGGATCTCCGTAAAAATGAGAAGTGATGGCAGTATCACCATGTAAACAAACAACATTTCCAGGTCTATCTAAAGGAAGTTCTTTAAAAGAAACTTCTTCAGAAATTGATTCATTATAAGAAAGAAAATTAATTTCCCCTTCATTTTTACCAGCAATTGTGTGACCAATTAAGTCAAGTTTACCATTGAAGAAATCTACCTCAGCCAATTCATTATTAAATGCACAGAATATACCAGTTTTATCAGTATCTCTATTGATAACAGTTTCAATAAAAATATTTCTATTATTAAAATCTCTAAAATATGGAATTAAAGAAAGACCTTCGTAATAAGAAAGCAAAGTAACATTTTTATCATTAGCAAAACTTCTTAATTGTTCTTTTCTAAGACCACTAGCATTAAAGTATGCACTCCATTTAGAGTCAACTGCTAATTTTTTATAATCCGACCAATCACCACTAACAATAATAACATCAACCATATAATCGGATGCCCAATCAATTGGATTAACATATGGAGGTACTTTTTCAGTAGAACCATAAAAATCTATCAAAGATCTATCGAAGCTAGTTAATTGTGATTTAACTATAAATACGGTAACATATTTATCAGATAAGTTAGTAATACTAAGTAATCTGTCATTATATCCAGTATTTGTTTTTGTGATATTTAAGAAAGACTCAGTATCTCTTTTCCAAAATCCTGTAGTATCAAAAAATCTTCTATAAGATCCTTCTCTTTCAATATCATTTTCATAATCAGATGATGTAGATAAAGATTGATATTCAATTTTATCTAAATTATCATCAGTCATTAATAGGTTCATTGCGAAAACTGGTGAAGTTTCCAACATTTTAAGAGCTGTTCTATGAAAGAACGAACCTTTTCTCTCAAGTCCTCTATCTAGTTGTCCAAAAACAGATTCCAAATCAGCAGCAGTATTAATCAATACTGGTGTGTTAACTGGTCCTTTTTTTGATACACCAATAACCATATTAGTTATACCCTCAACTAATGGTGTACTAATAACCGAGTTATCGAATTCTTCTATGAAGATTCCTGGTCTTTTGTATTTTCCAATTTGAATTGCCATATTTTTTATTAATTTTTTTTAAGTTATAGTATATATAAAAACAAAAAAACCAATTTTTTCCATTTTTTATAATTTTCTATAAATTTTCTTCGCTTTGATTATCTGATATTTTTTTAATATCTTCTATTATTTGTTTTTCTCTTTCGGCAATTTGAGAATCTAATTCGGATATTATAATATTAATCTCTTTTTCTTTTGCTGTTATCTTATTTTTATTATTTAGTATAGTATCTGATAATTTTTTAATCTCTTTTTCATAATTTAATTTCATTTCACCAGATGATCCACTCATTATATTAGATGATTGAATTCTTATTAAATTTTTACTCTCAATATCTTTTTTAAGATTATCAATATCTTTTTTAAGATTAGAAACTTGTAAATATCTATTTATAAATTCATTATTTTTACTAGCAATAGATTTTATTTTAGCCTGATCACCCTTTTTATAAGCTAAATCAATTTCAGGTATTAATTTTTTATACTCATCTATTGACTTTTTAAGATTATCTAAATTTTCTTTAGATTTTACTAATGAAATGTCTTCCTCTTTTTCTAAAAACAAAAACCAATTTTTTAAATATCTCATTTTTCAATTAAATTTTTTTAATAATAGCCGAATCATTTAATTGATTTAAATAAACACTATGATCTGTTAACTTTAAACTAGTTTTAAGATCTTTTATTTTTTCTTTAGGGAAAAGATATAATTCTTTACTATCTTCTTTATTATCACTAAATAAGAAGTAAGTATCCTTTATTGTAAATTCTTCAGATTTAATATCTTTTGGATAACCACTTACTATATATCCAATATTTATTTTATTACCAGATTTAAAAACTTCAGAAATAGAAGTTTTGATTTTAGTTATTTTCTTATCATAATCTTTACCACCAAATTGAATTTGAGTTTCTTTCAAATCATCTTTATATTCACCTTTATCATATTTAAAATTCCCCATTTGATTAATAAATTTAGCAATTGGACCAAATCCATTATAACATAGTAATATAAATGGGCTTTTACTTTCTTGTTGACCCTCTAAAACAAAGAATGCTCTTCTAACGTCAGCACCATCTTTATTTTTACCAGTGACTAAAAATACTTGACCTATAGAACCCATAACTTGACTTGCTGATTTAAATTTTAAAGTTACTTTAGAATTATTTATATTTTTTTGAGTTTTAGAATTTTCATCAAAATCATCAACTCCATTGTTAATAGTTTCATTCGCAGTTTCATCTGGTTGACCAAAATACTTTTCTAATAACTTAGCTTGTGCCCCTTTAGCACCACTAGCACCAAAAGAATATAAAGCATCACCATCTAATATTTCAGTCATAAACTTTCTAAGATTGGCACCCGCATTATCTCTTAATTCCCAATCCTCTGCTTTCTTTGGATTAGGAACTTTAGGAACTCTCATTTTAGTATCTTTATTAAATATGAACTGGTATTTTCTATTACCTAAAATATCAAAAACCGCATTTTCCCATTGGTTAAATAATTTATTATTTCTCCATGGACCACCATCACCAGATCCCATCGGGGTATATTCCATCAAAGTACCGGGACTAGGTCCAGCAGCATCTCCTGATAAAGTCTTTTTTCTTTTTGATATAACTGTGTGAACATATATTTTATATGCTCTATTGAATAATCTAACAATTTCTATAATAGGATCAAATCCATTAATAATGTAAGAACTTTTTTCTTTTTCTATTTGCTTTAAATTCTTTTGAACTTTTTCTATTTCTGTTTTATCAATTGTAAATGATTTAATTCCTTTACAATTTTTATCAAAGAAATCTTGAACTTTTTCCATAGAAGATCCAGTTGGTGGTTTACTAGCCATTCTACTATCATCATCCACCACATCCTCATCCTCATCAAACTCACTACCACCGTCATCCTCATCCTCATCAGCTTCTTTAATTAATTGTACAAATTTAGAATAATTAGATATAAAAGATTGTTTATCATATTTTTCAACTTCTTTATCCTTTTCAACTTCTTTATCAGATTTATTGGAATCGGTTATTGTAGATTTTCTAATCTCTTTGAAAGATGATATAAAATCTTTTATTGCTTGATTTAAATCTTTACTAAAAGATAAATTCTCACCATCAAATTTCATTATAGTTACAGAGAATATTGCAATTTTTTTAGCAATTGATTTTAAATTATTATTAAGTTCTTCAATACTTTCTTTATATAAAGGAGATTTGGATAATGAATCTAATTGACTTTTATTATCTCTATAATAAATATTTATTTCATTATAAAGATTTTTAATAGTTTTAGATTTTTCTGGATCTAAATTACCATTCTTTGAATTTTGTGATATACTATCTATGAATTTAGAAGTTACTGAATAAAAATCTTTATTAACTAATATATTTACAGCATTTTTTAATTTATCAAAAGCCTCCATAGTGTGTTTGTCTTCAAATCCTATTTCTTTAGCTGTTTGTCCACCAGCTATAACACCTGCTTTGGTAGCATTTTTAACTTTTTGTTGTTGTTGCAATTGTTTTGGATCTTTAACTTGTCTATTTCCACCAAATTGATCTTTTTCTAATAAAAGAAGAACATCTTTTGGTAATATAATATCATTTTTATCTCTATTGATAAAAGTTTCCTTACCATTAACAATTTTTTTAGTTTTATTCGATGAGCTATTTTGTGCCGTATCAATCCATTGAGTCAATGTAGTTCCCTTATTATCAATTTTTGTATTAGCATTTTTTGACCAAATAACATCAGTAGATATATTATTTGCCTGAGCTATTTTATTAACAGTTTCATTTGGTAAAGTTTTGTGTTTTTTAATAACTAATTTAGTAGCCTCTTTACCCAATTTCATAGTAGCTACTTTATTTATTATAGTTGATATGGATTTCAAATTCTGAAGTAAATATTTATATTCTACTGACTTACTTGTCTCCTTAATATCTTCTTTAGATTCATCCTCTTCTTCATCTCCCTCTTCACCTTCTTCTTCATCTGGATCTGTAATGGATATCCCCTCTTCAGGATCTATTGTTTTTAGAAACTCTAAAAACTTTAACAATTCTTGATTCAATGAATTTTTTTCCTCAAAATCTTCAAGTTCTGCCAATTTTGTAATAGCATTATTACACAATTCTATCAATATAGTTGACTTAACTCCAGCTTTAACAGCCTCTATTATCTCCCAAAAAAATGTATAAAGAGCTATTTTAGCTATCATGGATTTAGTTTCATCATCAACATCCATCATAACAGCTTCATCTAAGATGTTATCAAATTGCGATTTAAGTCTTCTAATAAGACCACTCATACGCAAACCACCTATCAATATTTTAGCCTTTCTGATCAAGTGGTTTATAAATCTACCAACTAGTGAATCATTCCAACCAATGTCATTATGAAAAGGACCAGCACCATGATTAGTCGCGTAATTCTCAGTGATTTTAAACTCCTTCTCTGAGTAGGGCATTTTCTCTAAAATTTCAGATGATTTAATTTTTCTAAGAAAATTATCTCTGTTTGAAATATATCTCATTTTTTAAAATATTTTTTATTATATATTAATTTTTTTTTCTATAAAAAAATTTTATTATAATTTGTATATTTAATTATTATTAGTATATTTGTTAAACAATTAAAATAAATCAAATGGCTAAACATATTTATTTAAACTTTGAAGATAATAGAGTTGTTCTAATATCTCTTAGAATGAGTGATGAACACCTATCAGTTTATTCAAAAAAATTTGATATTGATCTTACTGTTTTATTAGAATTGAGAGATGTTACAAAAGCTAAATCTGTCTATCTAAATTTAGATAATGAATATGTAATTGGTTATAAAGATATGAGTGGTGATTTATTAATTTGTTCACCATATAGACAATTTGTGGATCAAAAATTTAAAAGAAACTTTTTATTTTCTATGAAACCATTGGGTACACCAAAAATACCTAAACCTAAAAAAGAAAATATAGAAGAAAAACAAATTCAAAATAAAATAGAAAATGTGGTACCGAAAGAACCAATAATAGAAAATGTGGCACCGAAAGAACCAATAATACTTGATACTGATATAATTTTGGATAAAATATCAAAATATGGTATACAATCTATATCAAAAGAAGAAAAGGATTTTTTAGATAATTTATTCAAATAGTAAATATTTAAAAATAAAAAACCAGACTATTTAAATAGTCTGGTTTTTTTTATTCACCAACCTTTAAAAATTAAGGATTTTTTAAGAATTTAAAAAAATATCATGATTTTTTTAAATATATATGTCATGAGATATAGTAAATTAAAATATAGTAATAAAGATTATTATACAGAAGAAGAAATAACCAAAATATTAATAGAAAATAATTTAGATTGGTTAATTGAATCGGAAATAAGAAATGCTGATATAGAAATCAAAAATAAGACAATTATATGGAATAATGGAAACTTTATATTCGGTTTTTGGAAATATGGTATTTTTAAAAGTGGTGTTTTTAATGGTATTTGGGAAAATGGTATTTTTGAAAAAGGTGAATTTAATGGTGAGTGGAAAAGTGGCATTAATCTACTAAAACACCAATCATAAAAAATAAATCATAAATTATGAAAAGGAGAAAACTTGATCTAAAACCAATTGGTAAGGATGTTTATAATAATACTAATATTAGAATATCCAAAGAAGAAAATGAATACTTCTTCGAAGTTGGAAAGGAGTTAACATCGGATTTAGCGGAAGCAGTGGCAATTTTAATGAGAAATATAGATACAAATGACGAAGTTTGGAATTTTGAAGTAGATTCTTATATGATAGATAATATAACACCTGAGAAAACATTATTTTGGTTAACTGGTGGATATACAGAGTGGAGAACATTAGAAAATTACAATAAACCATGGTGTGATTGTTATTTAGATTTTCAAGAAGAGTTTGGATTATTGATAACTAATATTATAACAAGATCAAAAACATTAGGTGAAATTAGAGAAAACTATAATAAATATTTAAATTTACCTATTTTATATGATTTCGCACTTAGTAAAAATATAATTAGATAAAAATTTTAAAAACCCACTCTTATGAGTGGGTTTTTTATTTAAAATATGAATTTAAAAATTAATATATAAAATATGAACAGATATATATGTAACAATAAATGGTGCAAAGGAACATTTTATTTAGAAAATGATAAAATTGAATATGATTCAAATGGCGAATCTCTTAACACAACCAAATGTCCGAAGTGTATTAGCTTTGACTCTGAATTAAGCGGTGGTGTAAAATGGGAAGATAAAGTATATAATGAATCAAGATATGATAATACACCACATCAAATAAAATATAAAATAAATAAATTTTACTAAAATGAAAGCTCATTTCTTTGACATAGACACTATTATTGAAGTTGATTGTAAAGTTTGGATTGTAAATAATAAAAATCCAAAAAGTCCAATCATGAGAATATCAAAATCTGAATATAATTTAATTAAGAGTGGAATATATAAAAATCAAAATAATTCAATATCAATTTATAATCAATTTTTTTGGTTTCCAACTGAAATTTGGAACTCTATAAAGGTTAAATGTAAAAAGTTAAATATAGACATAAATAATATTGACTTTTCAATGCAAGAGTTTTTAAATCCCGAAATAATTTCAGATTTAGAAAGTAATATAAATATTGATGTACTCAATAAAATTAAAAATACAACAGATCATATCTATATCATATGCTCTAAAAAAGTTAAAAAGGCTTATGATAAAATCATAGAAAAATTAGAAGAGAAACTCTATGAGATTGGTTTGGAAGTAAAAAATTATTATTTTATACAAGATAATTTTTTTAAACAAAACAAAGATGAATCGAAATATAAGAAAATAAAAATATTATTACAACACTCATTAGGCCAAAAAACAGATAATAATAAATTCTCAGAAACTGAGATAGAAGAGTATGATGAAATACATTATTATGATGAAGATATAGATTCATTAGGTATGTATGAAATAACTAATGATGTATTGAAAATATTAATAGACAATACAAGTGGAATAATAAAAGAAAGAAGTAATCTAAAAATAAAAAATAATGAAAAATTCATATTTTTTGATTATGTGAGTCCAAACAAAGTTGATAGAGTAAATTCTAAAAAATTAAAATTAGAACCAATTAAAATACTTAAAACATTTGAAGGTTTCAAAAATAATAAATTTTAATTTTTCTTCTTCTTATCTTCTTTATTTAACATAGCATTTTTAATCAAATCATTCAGATTTCTATTATTAGTTATCAAACCATCACTATTTGATATAGAATGATCAGTAGGAATAGGCTCATCTACTTTAACATCTGGATTATCTATTTCCTCATATCCCAAATCTTTTCTCAAAGTCTTATAAAATTTCTCTAATTCAGTTCTTTGACCACTCAGAAATTTAGCATTTTCTCTAATTTGACCAATAGTTTGATTTACAACTTCATGCATTCTCGCAGAATTATCACCATTATCAACTTGTCTTAATTGACTTAAAAAGTTTTTTCTAGTCATTCTAGCTAAAAATATAGCCTCAGAATAAACCATAGCATCTTCCTTCATCTTATTCGCTATGTAAGGATGATCTTTTAACTTAGGAACATCTCCTAAATATAAATCAACCAAAGATTCTAATACATCCATGGATTGTTTAGAAGATGTACTTAAATCTGATTCATAATCATATATTTCTATAACACCCAAATCTGGTAGATCATCCGGAGTGGCCAAATGATTACTTATATCAAAATCATTAGATTCTGACTGTATTTGTTCAAATTCATCCTTTATTCTATTTCTCTCTTTATCTGATTTAGACATATATTATACTTTTGTTTTTTTTTTTTGACTCATTAAAAAGTCTTTTAATATTTTATCCATTAATTTAGATCTATTTATGAATTTTTCTTCACAATATCTTTCAAATTCTTGATAAGTTTCAATATCTATTGAAAAACCAACTTTTAATTTATTAATTCCTGACTTTCTACCCATTATGAATATATATATTATTGGAAAAAAATGTATTTTTTCCACTTTTTCCATTTTATATATAAATAGTAAAAAAGAAAATAAAAATGGCAAAAAAGAAAAATATAGAAGAAGAAGAAAGACAAATGGTCTTTACTTCAGAACTAGTGAATGATGCCACTGATAAAATTAATGATGGTGTTGTATTAAAAAGATATCAAAATCCTTGGCTAAAAGGAGAAGTTGGTATTAAAAGATCTGGAATCTCCTTTAGAATGAGTTCAGATGAGCAACAAGAATATATTAGATGTGCAATTGATATACACTACTTCACAGAAGAGTATTGTAAAACTAAAAGAGAAGATGGTAGTATAGGACCTATAAAATTGAGAGATTATCAAGAAGAAATACTAGATAACTTTGTTCAAAGTAGGTTCAATATATTAATGGCATCAAGACAGGTTGGAAAAACGGTATCATCAGCGATTTTTATATTACACACAATATTATTCAATAATGATAAAAATGTAATGATTGTTGCCAACAAAGGTGATACTGCAGTTGAGATTGTTGATAAAGTTAAATCTATATATTCATTATTACCATTTTTTTTAAAACCAGGTGTTAAAATATGGAATCAAAAATCTCTAACATTTGACAATGGTTGTAGGATTAAAACATCAGCTAGAACAAAAACTCCAGCTATTGGTTTTACCATTGATCTTTTATACTTAGATGAGTTTGCTCACATACCATCTAATATTATTGAACCTTATTATACAGCTGCCTTTCCGACCGTATCAGCTGTTCAAAATTCAAAGATTATTATCACATCCACACCAAATGGTATGAATTTATTTCATAGATTATTGACAGATGCTGAAAGACCAGATGGGGATCCTCAAAAGAATAACTATAAACCAATGAGAGTATATTGGTATCAAGTTCCAGGTAGATTTGTCACATATATTAGATTGAACAATCACAAAATGTATGAACACGGTATAGATTCCAATCAAATATTAAAATTGTGTAATGATAGATGGGGATCTATGACTAAAATAGAAATGAAATTTAATTTAGATATTCAGAGAGATGTTATTCATATTTACAACAATGATAAATGTTCTGAGGATGATATTAGAATGTTGAGATTTTTAGACAAAGATGAATTAGAAACTTCTATATTAGCAATATCAGAAATAACTACATGGAAAGATGAGGCTGTAAAAGATATTGGTGGTGAAGATGCATTTAATCAAGAATATGGATTAAGATTCATTAATGGTAGTAAATCTTTATTGAATGAGGCTATAATTGAAGACTTATTGAGAAATAAATCTCATTATGAATTTATGGAACTAGATGAGTTAAATAAACTAAAATTTAGTTACAAAGAATTAAAATGGGTTGATAATGATTCATTTATACCAATTAACAGAAAAGACTACAAAATAGTTATGTCAGTGGATATATCAGAGGGGTTGGGACAAGATTATTCAGTTATTAATATATTTAAAATAAGCGAAAAACCAACCGAATTGATAGAGGAACAAAAGTTAAGATATAAATCTATAACCGATTTTTATAGACTAGAACAAATTGGTATTTATAGAAATAATTTCATATCAGTTAAACAATTAGCAGAGTTGTTATATTTAATTGCATTTGAATATTTCAATCCAGAAAATGTTAAAATTGTTTTAGAGTTGAATAACTATGGTGGTACATTATTGGCAGAAATTCCACACGTGTTTGATGGAAATAATCAATATGGATCATCTATATTTGTTAGATATAAACACAGAATTGATTCAACTGAAGAAAAAATTGGATTAAAAGTAGGAGATAATAAAAACTTATTAGTCAAAGACTATCAGGAATTAATGCAAAATAAAGGAATATTTGTAAATAATGAAGATACTATTAGAGAGATAACTACATTTGTAAAACACATAACATCATCTGGCAATATTAGATATGCTGCTGATGGAAATGCAAATGATGATTCAGTTATGACTTTAGTGAACATGACTTCTATATTTAATAAAAATGAATTTAAGGAAATGGTAGAAGATTATGGTGGTAATAATAAATCATTTTTAGATTATGCTAATAAATGTTTAAGTGAAATAGATTATATAGAGGGATTGGACTATTCACAAGTTTTAAAGGTTAAAAATAAATATAAAAATAGGTTTAAACCAAATTATTCACAAAATAATTTGAATAATTGGTTTGGTAAAAACCAATAATAAATAATTTTAATTAGCTTCCATGGTAACAGAAAGACCAGCATTTTGTAACTTATCTTTCATCTCTGAAATTGTTTCATAATCACCGTATTTAACATCACAAACACCATTAAAATGAACTATATGAGCACATTGAGTTGCTTGTTCATGTTCATGTTTACAAATTTTCATCAAACAGGTAATTACCCAGGAAAAACTATTAAAATCATCATTATGAAGATCTAATCTATATGGTTTGGATAGTATCTCTTCTACTTGAGAATCTACTTGTTCTTTTGTTTTACTCATATTATTTTTTTTATTATTATATATAATTATATATTTTATCTATTAAATGTTTTTTCAGTTTTATTCACAACATCAATAATAGTTATTTTTATATTTTGCACCTCAGCCCATTTTTCAAATTCTATTAAGTGTTCTTGTCTATCATCAAACATGATAAATTCTTCAACTCCCAAAGATTCTATCTTTTGTTCAAAAAGTTTTATTTTAAATTTTAAAGTATCACCACCCCAATTTAAGTAAACCTGATCAAACACAATATTATTTTCCTCTAATATCTTATCTATATTATCACGCATTCCTTCAACTTTTTTAAGTCTACCAGTTGCTAAAATAACAAAATTTTCATTACTTTTGGAAAATTCTACAAATTTAGAGTACACCCAATCATTTTTTGGTATTTCAAATATTTTTAAATCCAATGTTTCTGGCTTCCCCCACCAACCTCTGTGAGGCCAGTCTGTTCCAGTTTTTTCTAAAAAAATATCTTTACCTAATTCTGGCTCTGGTGTAAAGAATAAAGTTTTATCAAAATCAAATGATATTAATTTTTTATATTTCATATAGCAAAGATAGTATATTTTTATATATAAAAAAAATAATTAATGTTTATGTTGTTTAATAAATTAAATACATTTTTAATAGGAACTATCTTAGTTATGTCTGTTGTTATTTTATTTTTATTCAAATTATATAAGAGTGAGAAGGAAGATAGAGTTAGATATAATAATAATATGATTTCTTTAATAGAGGGTAAAAATAGACAACAAATTTTAACTGTTAATGAATTAAAAAGATTATATCCAAAATATGATTCTTTAGCTAAAGAATTAAAAATAAAAACAAAATTTATTACAAATGTGATTGAAACCAGGTATAAATTTAAAGATACTTTAGTTACAACAGATCGGAAGAG